TGATGCAGAAGGGGAAATTCAAGGTCTTCGAGGGGCTGCGCGACTGGTTCGACGAATTCCTGCAGTACCACCGCGACGAGAACGGGAAGATTTCCAAGGTCCGCGACGACCTGCTGGACGCGACCCGCTACGCCTACATGATGCGGCGCTATGCCGTGTCGAAGAAGGATACCGAGAACGTGGCCCCGCTGACCCTCGCAACCCCTGACGACGACGGATTCTATTTCTGATGAACCAAGCAACCCAACACACCGCCCTCGCCGGCTTGCTAGATGAGTGGCTGACCGCCTGGGACAAGGCGCGCGAGCCTCAGAAGCAGAAGATGCTGGAGTGCTACCAGGACGTCATGCGCATCCCGCGCGACAACGACACCAGCGGCACGGGCGCGGCGCGCGCGAAAAAGGCCGCGAGCCTGTTCATCGGCTCCAGTCGCAACAAGGTGCGCGCCGCGCGCGCGAAGATCAACGATGCGCTGTTCGGCGCCGGCAAGCTGCCCTTCGACACGTCGCCAACGAACGAGGAACTGGCCCCGTTCGCGGACGCCGTCGAGGTGATCCTCACCGAGCAGTTCGAACGCATGAAGTTCAAAAACCTGCTCAAGACCGGCGTGAACACGCTGGCCATGTACGGCACGGGCTTCGTCTTCGGACCGTTCGTGCGCAAGGAAGCCATCACCGAGACGACCGTCGATAACAGCCTGGGCGTGTCGCAGCTGGTGGAGAAGAAGTACGAGTACGACTTCCCCTACTACGAACTGGCCAACTCGCTCGACGTCATCCCGGACGCCGAGGCGCGCGACGTGTGCAGCGGCCGCGGCATCTTCTGGGCGACGATGGAATCGCCGGAGACCATCAAGGCCTGGAAGAGGGACAAGCGCTACGTGAACATCGACCAGGCGCTGCAGGACCCGGGCGACCGTGGCAACGAGACTGGCAGCGAACAGGCCGCCCAGATGCGCGGCAACGTCGACTCGTGGCACAAGAACGACCGCATCAAGGTTGCCCGCTTCTTCGGCAAGATCCCGAAAGCCGCATTACCTTCGTCGGCACCGACGGATGATGCCAGCGCAGACGCCGCGCCGACCGAATTCAGCCGCACGGGCGAGATGGTCGACGCGATTGTGATCATGGCCGGCGGCTTCGTGGTGAAGGTCGACCCGTCGCCGTATGGGAAGAACCCGAGCATGCGCGCCGTGTACGAGGCCGTCGAACACGAGATGTGGGGCGTCGGGGTGGCCGAGAACAATGCGCCGCACCAGAAGGTGGTGAACGCCGCGTTCCGCCTCGTCATGGAAGGCAAAGGCATGGCCCTGCTGGGCACCGCCAGCGTCGACCGGTCGAAGTTCATGCCGCAAGAGGACTTCCGCAAGTTCCCCGGCAAGGTCTACCTGTTCAAGCCGAATTTGTCGCCCGAGGAACGCCAGACCGCGATTATCCACCACGTGGAGCCTGACGTCACCGAGGGCTGGCGGGACATGATTGCTATGTCCGACCAGTTCAGCGACGACGACACCGGCATCACGAAGTACACGCAGGGCGACGACAGCAGCCACCTGAACAAGACTGCGACCGGCATCAGCATGATCATGTCGGCGTCGTCCCTGCCGATCAAGGAAGTCATCCAGAACATCGACGAGATGTGGATCGAGGAGATCGTCGAGCGCACGATCAGCTGGAACCTGAAGTACCTGGACGTCGAGACGGTACGGAAGATCCACGGCGACGACATCGCGCAGAAGTGGGAGGCGGTGAAGCGCTTCGGCAAGACGTCGTTCATGGAGTGGAAGGCAACCGGCACCGCGTCCTTCATGCAGAAAGAGATCCTGACGAACAAGATTCGTGCATTTGCCGACTTCGCCCTGTCGAACGACGCTACCAAGCCGCTGGTGGACGCACGCGAGCTGCTGGAGCAGACCTGGGACGTGATGGAAATCGGCCGTGAAAGCCCGATTCTGAAGGACGAGGACGGCGGAAAGGTGCCGCCCCAGTTCAAGCAGCAGATGCAGGCGCTGCAGGAACAGATCAAGCAGATGGGCGACGCGCTGAACAATGCGCACGAGGAAGTGAAGCAACTGGAGTCGGCAGCCAAGGCGAAGGACGACGAAATCCGGATCAAGGCGTTCGACGCCGACACGAAGCGGATGCAGGTGGTCGGTGCCGCCATGACGCCGGAGCAAGTCGCGGCGGTCGTGCACCAAACCGTGCTGCAACTGCTGTCCCAGCCTGCCCCGATGGCCGAACCAGAACCTGTCGCCGAGCCCATGCCCGTGTCTGACGAGACGATGCCGCACGAACTGGCGATGCCGGCCGAGCCGATGGAGCAGCCTGCGATGCCCGACCAAGACCCGACGATGGGAGCCCCCGATGCGCAGCCCTGACACGACAACCGACGTCGCCGCCTGCCTGGCGCGCATCAGCGTGCTGGAAGACGAGCGGCGCGCGGCCCTGGTGAAGGACTGCCAGCCGGACGACGGCGCGGCCGTGCTCGCGATCACCATGCAGCAGCAGGCGGAAGCGCTGGCGTCCGCAAGGCGGGATGAATCGTGACGAGCCCTCGCATTGAGCAGATCGAAGCCACCCTGAAGGCCATCCAACCCGGATGGCCTTTTTTGTTGGTGGAGGTGCAGGCGCTGATCGTCCAGCAGACAGAACGCCTGATCACCCAGAACAACGAAGAGACGCGTGGGCGCATCAAGGCCCTGCGCGACCTCATGGATTTGCCCGACGCGCTCCAAGCTGAGCGCGCGGGCATTCTCGCCGCCGAACTACCCATCCCGGACTCGGCACTTTGAAATGTGGATTAGCGCTCACGCGCCCCATACGGAGCAAAAATGTCACACAACCTCAGTCCCGAAGAGTACCAACGCCAATACGACGAAGCAGCAGCAAAGCTCGACGCGGCGGCCACCCCGGCCACTACCGCGCGTGACGACGACGGCCGCTTCGCACCGGCGCCGGCACCCGCTCCCGCCGAACCGCCAGCAGCGCCGGCATCGGAACCAGCCGCGCCTGCAGCGGCGGCCCCGGCTGCCCCTGCCGACAAACCGGCGGATCCGCCTGCCGAGCCGCCGAAGCCTGCCGACCCGCTGGCCGAAGCCCTGGCGCGCGCTGAGCGCGCCGAGAAGATCGCCCGCGACAACCAGGCCGCCTTCACGAAGGCAGCACAGGAAGCCGCGGCGCTGCGTCGAGCGCAGGAACAGCGCGACCGCGAAGCGAACAAGCCGGCCATTCTGGATGCGAATCCGGAGCTGGTCGACGCGATCCGCTACGTCGCCAGCGATCCGGCACCCCAGCAGCAGGCCGAAGCCGCGCGAGCCGCGTTCCAGTCGACTATCGAAAAGGCCCACCCGGACGCCTTCTCGACCGACATGGACCCCGAGCTGCAACAGGCGATAGCCCAACGTTGGCAGGGCCTGGGGGCAGACGCGCAGGACCCTCTGAATGTGGTTCGTGTGATCACCGAAGAAAAGCTGGCGTTCCACGAACGCCAGGTCGGGAAGCGTTTCGCAGCCGAAGCCGCCCGTCAGCAAGAAAAATCCGCGATGAGCATCCCCAGCCCGGGTGCCTCGTCCGTGGCAGCTGCCCCGGTCGACGCCCACCTGGCGGAAGTGCAGCGCATCTCCAAAATGACCGACCGCGAGTTCGAAGCCGAAGTTCGGCGCGTGCGCGGTTACTGACCGAAAGGTAATTCAACATGGCAGCTACTACCCTCTCCCAAGTCGCACCGGGCGTCCAGGCCTTCTACGACCGCAACCTGCTGCGCCGCGCGCAGCCGAACGATGTGCACGGCCGCTTCGGCCAGAAGCGTCCGATCCAGAGCCGCAACGGCAACCAGATCAAGTTCCGCCGCTACTCGCAGCTGGCCGCCGCGACCACGCCGCTGAGCGAAGGCGTCACCCCGACCGGTTCGCAGCTCTCCGTGACCGACATCACGTCGACGCTGGCCCAGTACGGCGACTTCATCCTGCTGACGGACATGGTCTCCCTGACTAACCAGGATGCCGTCGTTACCGAAGCGACTGACGTGCTGGGCGACCAAGCCGGCACCACCGTCGACCAGGTGCGCCGCGACGTGCTCGTGGCCGGCACCAACGTGGCCTACGCTTCTGGCGTCGCCAATCGTGCCTCGCTGGTGAACAAGATCACCGGCCCGGACCTGGACAAGGCCATCCGCTTCCTGAAGGGCCAGAACGCCAAGTTCATGAAGGAAGGCCTGTCGTCGTCCGAGAACGTCGGCACCGGCGCGATCCGCAAAGCGTTCATCGCCCTGGTGCACCCAGACGTCGAATACGACCTGGAGCAGATCACGGGCTTCCGCGCCGTCTCGGACTACGGTTCGCAAGAAGGCGTGATGGAAGACGAGATCGGCGCGTACAAGAACATCCGCTTCGTGACCTCGACGAACTGCAAGATCTGGGCTGATGCCACGACCGTGCAGACCGCCGGCTACAAGGGCACCGCGAAGAACGACGTGTACGCGACGCTGATCATCGCGGCCGATGCCTACGGCATCACGCCGCTGTCGGGCCAGGGCATGAACACCTACATCAAGGCCCTGGGCTCGGCCGGTACCGCCGACCCGCTGGAGCAGCGCTCGTCCGTGGGCTGGAAAGCGACCACGACCACCACGATCCTGAACCAGTCGTGGATGATCCGCCTGGAATCACTGGCATCCGCCTGATAACCGGGGCCTATGCCCCTTCCATCGCAGTACCGAAAGCCTGGCCGCGCGCCGGGCTTTTTCGTTTCCTCATCGGAGAAAACCATGGCAGCAGCCGAAAAAGTCGCAGCACCGAAGAAGTACAAGATCACCTTCCACGGCGAAGGCGGCGACGTCGAGATCGCGCACAACTTCAAGCTGAACGTCTACAAGCGCAACGTCGATACCGAGATCGACGAGCACTTCCTGGGCGTCCTCAAGCACGCCGTCGTACACACCACCGTGCAGGATGCCGACGGCAAGACGCAGGCCGTCACGATCCCGCAGTACCACTACACCATCCACGGCGAGGCGTAAATGTCGACCACCTGGACCCTCGCCGCTGCCGACGTCTGCACCGACGCGCTCGAGCACCTGGGCGTCATCGGCGCCGGCGAGGCGGCCAGCGGCGAAGACATGCAGGTCGCGCTGCGCGCCCTCGACGGCGTGCTCAAAGAATTGCCGATCAACGGCTACGCCTGGCCGAAGCTGTCAGCCGAGACGGCGCTGGCCTGGACGACCGGGCAGACCGTGCCGTTGCCGGCCGATTATTTCGGCTCGCCGCTCGTGTGGCGCCTCGTGGACGGCAAAAAGGTGTCGCTCACGCAGGTATCGCACGCGCGCTGGACGCAGATGACCGACCGCAACAGCGCAGCCGGGGCGCCGACGCACTTCTTTATCGCGCCCGACGAAACCCTGTATCTGTGGCCAACGCCCAGCACCGACCCCGCGCTGACGCTCCAGTACCAGCGCATCGTCGACGACGCCGACAGCACGGCCCAGCCCGACGTGCCGCAGTACATGCTGAATGCGCTCGGGTACGGTGTGGCCCATGAGTGCGTGCTCAAGTTCGACACGCCAGCCGGCCGCGCGCAGGAGATCGCACAGCGCTGGATGTCGAAGCGCGCCGCCGCACTGGAATACGCAATCGAGTCGGCGCCCATCTGCTTCGAAGTGAGGGATTGATGCGCACGAAACTACCCTTCGTCGGCCCGTCCTACCAGGCTCGGAGCCTGAACGCCGACGCCCAGCGCACGCTGAACTGCTACATCGAGCTGGACAACGCGAGCCCGCGCGCGCCGATCGCGCTCTACGGCACGCCCGGCACCGTGCGGCGCCTGACCTTCCCGACGGCACCGGTGCGCTTCGGCCTGAAGGAAGGCGCGTACACGTGGTGGGTGACCGGCAACACCGTCTACCGCGTGGACAGCGCGTATCAGGTACTGGCATTGGGCACGATCGCTACGTCCAGCGGTGAAGTCGGCATGGTCTCAAACGGCCAGCAGATCCTGATCATCGACGGCAAGCACGGCTGGCTGATCGACGTGGCGGCGGCAACGCTGACGCAGATCACCGACGACGCATTCCCCAACGGCGTGACGCGCGCGGCCTACCAGGATGGCTGGTTCCTCGTCACTGGCGATGGCACAGGCAAGTTCTACATGAACCAGACGCCGTACGACGGCAGCAAGTGGAACGGCCTGGACTTCGCTTCGGCGGAGGGCTCGCCGGATCACACCGTCGGCATCATCAGTGATCACCGCGAACTGTGGCTGTTCGGCGAGGCCACGGCCGAAGTCTGGTCGAACACGGGCAACGCCGACTTCCCGTTCGCGCGCAGCGGCAACGTCTTCATCGAGCACGGTTGCGCGGCGGCCGGCACGGTGGCCAAGGCCGACAACACCGTGTTCTGGGTCGGCGCCGACGACAAGGGCGCCGGCATCGTGTGGCGCGCGGACGGCTACACCCCCTTGCGCATCTCGACGCACGCCATTGAGCGCGCGATCGACAGCTACCCGACCATCGCGGACGCCTTCTCGTTCACGTACCAGCAGGAAGGCCACATTTTCTACGTGCTCACATTCCCAACGGCCGGCGCGACGTGGTGCTACGACGCGGCGACGCAGCTGTGGCACGAACGCGCATGGCGGGATCCAGACACGGGCGCGCTGACGCGCTGGCGGCCGAGCTGCCATGTGTATGCGAACGGCGAGCACCTGCTGGGCGACTTCGAGACCGGCTCGGTGTACGCGCTGGACCTCGACACGTACACCGACGACGGCGCACCGATCCTGCGGCAGCGGCGCACGACGACCAGCGAAAGCCTCCAGCAACGCATGTTCTACAGCAGCCTGCAGGTCGACATGGAGACCGGCGTGGGCATCGATGACGGCCAAGGTTCCGACCCGCTGCTGATGCTGCGCTATTCGAACGACGGCGGCCATACCTGGAGTCCGGAGCGAACGGCCCCGATCGGCGGCACCGGCCATTACGGTGCGCGCGCGAAGTTCAACAGGCTGGGTTCCGGCCGCAACCGAATGTGGGAGATCAGCATGACCGATCCGGTCAAGTTCGCCGTGTTCGGCGCGGTCGTCGACGGGGAGCCTGGGACGTCATGAGCATATTGAACCTCTTCCCCGCGCGGATCCGCTTCGTGAATGCGGACGGCACGCTGACAGCGGAGGCGTCGCGCATGCTCGAGGTGCTGGTCCAGCGTGGCGGCGGCACCCTGGGCGACGTCGGTGCGGACGTTTTCGCCCTGGCCGGTGCGCAGGACGATGCGGCCGACGTCGACGCGGTGCTACAGCAGGCCGCGCCCATCGACGGGCCGGGCAGCCCCGTGATGCAACCGCAGCAGGTCGAACCGCCCCCGCACGAAATGCTGATGCAGCCGCTGCCCCAACAGATCAACGCCGACCAGGTCGACGGCCTGGGCACGATGGCGACCCAGAACATCGGTACCAATTTCACGGGCAGCTTCACCGGCAAGACGGTGACTGTCACCAACGGCATCATTACATCGGTGATCTAAATGCAACGACTCCCGAAACAAATCGTCGCGGTTGAACTGACCACGGCATCGGTAGACCTCTACACGGCGCCCGCCAACACGAAGACGACGATCTCCGCCTGTTCGGTGACGAACAAAACGGCCGCCGCGCGCACCGTGACGGTGACGGTCAAGCCCTCCGGCGGAACGGCGCGCAACGTGGCCTACAACCTCAGTGTTCCAGTCGGCCGAACTGTCGTGATCGCCGGCGCGATCGGCCAGACCCTGGAGACCGGTGGCGTGCTGGCGGCGCTCGGCGACGCGGCCTCCGCGCTCGACTTCGTCGCGTCGGCGTACGAGACGAATCCATGATCCGGCCCGCTGCCTTGGCAGATCTCGATCGCATGGTTGAACTCGGCCAGCGCTTTCACCAGTATGCCGGCGTGGCCGAGATCCCCTTCGATCCCGCCTCCTTTCGGTCCACGCTGACCCGTGGTCTGGGTGACGCTGAGCAGTGCTATCTGGTAGCCGAAGTCGACGGCGTGATCTTGGCCATGGCCGGCGCGGTGGCGTACTCCCCGTACTTCAACCACGCTGCTAAGACCGGCCAGGAATTGTTCTGGTGGTCTGAGTGCGGCGAAGGGATGCGCCTGCACGCCGCACTGGCCGAGTGGGCCGCGGGCCGCAGCTGCCAGACGTTCTCGATGATCGCCCTGGCCGACGAACGCAGCGGCCGAATGGCTCGACTTTACACACGCATGGGCTACCGCCCGACCGAACAATCTTTCATCAAAAGGCTATAAAAATGGCAATCGGAACAGCTACCGCCATTCTCGGCGGCGCGGCAATCGGCGGTCTGGCGTCCATACTCGGCGGGAATAAGGCAGCCGGCGCTCAGGAAGACGCCGCAGCGCTGAACAGCGTGACGTCGAAGCAAATCAGCGACGACCAGCTTGCCCTGCAAGAGAAGATGTTCGACAAGAGCGTCGCGCTACAACAGCCAGCGATCGACGCTGGCAATACCGCGCGTAATCGTCTTCTGCAGCTGCTGGGTCTGTCCACCGGCGGCGCCGACAACGGGTCGCTGATGAGGGACTTCGGCATGGCGGACTTCCAGGCAGACCCTGGCTACCAGTTCCGGCTGGACCAAGGCCAACAAGCGCTGGAGCGCAGCGCGGCGGCACGTGGCGGTCTACTATCGGGCGCCGCACTGAAGGACGCGAACAACTATGCGCAGGGGCAGGCTTCGCAGGAATGGCAGTCCGCGTATGACCGGTTCAACACGAACCGCGCGGCCAAGATGAACCCGCTGCTGTCGTTGGCTGGCTCGGCGCAGACCGCTTCAACGGCCGCCGGCAATGCTGGGCAGCAGTACGCGAGTGATGCGACGAATACGCTCGGTCAGTACCTGAACGCGGTCACGGGCAGCAACAGCAGCGCCGCCAACGCACGCGCGTCCGGGTATGCCAACACGGCAAACGCCGTGAACACCGGCATTAGCACGGCCATCAATGGCTTGCAGCAGAACTCCCTGATGGACATGCTGAACAAACGATACGGAACCTGATATGGCCCTCGACCCGAACATCATCGCCGGCATCCGGCCGGTTCAAATCGACTCTCCGGTAAATGCGCTGGCCCAAGTGCTGAAGGTGCAGGGCATGCAGCAGGATGCCCAGCTCGGCCAGGCCAAGCTGGACGAATACCAGCGGTCGAAGGCGCGCCAGAACCGCCTGCTCGATCTGGTGCAGTCTCTGCCCGCTGGAACGACAGACGACCAGCGCATCGACGCGCTGAAAGGCGGCGGGTACTTCGACGAGGCGGACAAACTGCAGACCGGCATGGTCAACCGTCGGAAGGTCGAAGCCGAGGCGAAAGCCAAGGAATGGGACGCGCAGGCAAAGAAACTTGATCTGGCCGGTCAGGCCTTCGGCTACGTGCGCCAGAATCCGACGCTGGACGCCGCGAACCAGGTTCTCGATTACCTGGGTCAGCAAGGCGTCTACTCGCCCGACACCGTCGCGCAGTACAAGGCAACGGTGGCAGCCGATCCGTCGAAGATCGCTTCGCTGGCCGACACCGCCTTCCGGACGGTGCTTGGCGCGAAAGAGCAGCTGATGAAGGTCGATACGCGCAATCTCGGCGGCAACACGCAGACTATCGGCACGGACCCGCTGACGGGCCGCACCTCGGTGCTGAGCAACGCGACGAACACACAGAGCCCGGACAGTGTTGCGGCTGATCGCCGTGCTGCGGCCGACCGGGAAGCGGCTGATCGACGCGCCCGCGAGCTGGGCCAGCAGGGTCAGTACGACGGTGAACGTGGCGTGCTGGTGGACAAGCGCACCGGCGTAGCGCGGCCGGTCGTTGGCGTCGACGGCAAACCGCTCCAGGGCGGCCAGAAGATGACCGAGGACCAAGCCAAGGCAACCGGCTGGCTCGTGCAGGCCGAAAACGCTTGGAAGAACATGCAAGCGGTCGGACTGGGCAAGGACGGCAAGCCCACCGACGCCGCCAAACCGGGCCGGATCGAGACTGCCTTGTCCGCCGCACTCCCCTTCGGCGCGGGTGAGGCCGCTGCGAACTCCTGGCGCAGCGCTGATCGCCAAAAGTTCCTGCAGGGCTCGTCCTCGCTCAGTGA